ACCGTCCGACAACAACACCAGATGACGCTGACGCAACTGGCCCGTGCCAGCGGTTTGTCCGTGTCGTTCCTGTCCGACATTGAAAACGATAGAACAACGCCATCACTTCGCACGCTTCAGGCGCTGGCGACGTGCTACGGTGAGTCGTTTCAATTGATGATAAGGGGGGAACAGTGACCAAGTATCTTTGGCAGGTGTTGCGCCACAAGTGGTTCGTCTTTCTGGAATGCTGCAAGCTGGGCGTTCCGTGGCTTGGTGTCACCCACGATTTGAGCAAGTTTAGACCATCTGAGTTTTTCCCGTATGCCCGCTATTTCCGGGGTGGCAAGTCCCCAAACGACGAGCCGCACGGGATTGACTTCGATTATGCTTGGCTGAATCACCAGAAGCGCAACAAGCACCATTGGCAGTATTGGATATTGATGAACGACAACCCCAAGCCGGCCAACTGGACGATTCAGGAACACAGCATGGGAAACTCGCCTATCTTGGCGTACCAAGGAGACCCACTGTTGCTATGTGAATTTGAGCTTAGACGTGATGATGCTATTCACACCCTGGCTAATCGCGTTTTGCGCGACGTGTGCGCACGCCTGAACAAAGTGCAACCGTTGCCGATGCCCGACCGCTATCGTCGGGAGATGCTGGCAGATTGGCGTGGTGCTGGACGTGCGTATGGCAATCCAGATACGCGACAGTGGTACGAGCAGAACAAGTGCAAGATTATACTGCACGATGACACGCGTGCGTGGCTTGAGTATGAGCTAAGCCAACTTTAGTAGAGGAGCACATGAGCAATGACGACAAAAGGTAGTCAATCGGCTACAAAACCGCGTCACTGGTCCGACGAGCGCGCCGATGCCGCCGTCCAGGCCGCCATTGACGCCCGCGCCCTGGCCTGGGCTGCCGCGCGGGCGCTGGAGCTACCAGACGACCAGGTGGAGCGTCTGCCGCAAGCAGTAGCAGAGATGCGGGCGCAGTTGGTCGAAGCCACCAGCCGCGATGCCGCCAGCACCACGCAACTGGCGCAGGTCCGCGCCATCCTGGCGGGTGTCCTGTCCGCTCACGGCATCGACCCCGGCGACGACCCCGTGCGGCTGGCGACACAGACGCGGGCGCTGGTGCGGTCGCTGGAGGCAGACCTGGCGACCGTGTGGCGCGAGATGGGCGAGGACGACGAGACCATCATCGCCCTCACGGCGGCGCTAGAGACGGCAGAGAAACTGAAAGGAGTGGAGGAATGATGAATAAGTGGCACCACAGAGACAGGCCGAGCGAGTATTACCTTGGCGCAATCCTACGCGGGTATGACAAGGCGTGCGAACAGCACGACCAAGTGACGCCGTCTGAGATTTGGGACAACGTCGTGGTGGAATGCCTGCGCAGTCAAGGTGGTTTCCGCACGATGTTCGCCTGGGACCGCCGCAAGCGCGTTAACCGGGTGGGCGACATCCTAGAAGTTATTGAGGCGGGGCTGGTACCGGGATTGCGCAGCGAGCGCCTCAATGGCAAGGCCGTGATAGTGGAGGAGTGATGATGTTCGACTTTAACACCGCACAAACCATTTTCGTCATCATCATCTATGCCGTCTTCGCCGCCGTGTGCGCGGCGTACCTGGCGCGGAGGAGCCGCCCGTGACAGTGGCGCTGGGGGGACTGCCGCTGTTCGAGGAGATGCTATGCAAGTGACACACATTCTATGGCAAGCCGCAGAGAAACCAACCGGCGATGGTGACACACAAGGCACCTGTCGCGTGTGCGGGCTATCCGGTATCGGCTTGCCGTTCGACGACTGGGTGCGTCCGACGTTCACGGACTGGGACAAGCTCCAACCCGGCGACATCCTATGCCAACCGTGCCAGTTCGCGTTCGAGGAGCGATCCGAACTGCTGGCGGCGCGAGTAGGCAAGGACAGGCCGCAGCGGATGCGGAACTATTCGCACTTCGTCGTGGATGGCGAGTGGGTGCCACTGAGCAAGGGCGACAAGGTACGGATGGCGAACATCCTGCTGGAGGAGTCGCCGGAGGTGGCGGTGGTAGCGGTGAGCGGACAGAAGCACATCATCTTTCGTGCACAGCCGGGATGGTGGCAGATTGAGGAACAATCGTGTCTGGCAGACCCGCCAATGCTACGATGGCACCTGGAGCGAGTGGAGCTTCTGTACAACGGCGGATTCAACAAGGGCGAGATCGAGACGGGTGATTATGCCCAGCATCGTATTCTAAAGTTTGGTGTTGGGCGATGGCAAGCATATGAAGAATCGTTGAGGCCGTTTCGCCAGGCGGCACTGTTTCAACTCGCAGTGTTTCTAGCGCAAAAGAAAGGAGAGCAGGATGGAGGAATTGAGCACGATGCATCAGAGAGCAGCGGCACTACTGGACGTGATCTGGCGCGGGATACCACGAGCGTACAAGAGCCGCTATCGCCGCAACATCTGGCAACAGTTCGAGGACAACGTGAGGAGCGCGGCATACACGAGCAACCTGGGCAAGTTCGTCAACTCACTCTGCTTGAGCCTGGGGGTTGAGTTCCGTAACGGCGACGACATCGAGACTGCTAACGACGCACTCAGGGAGGGCGATGACCGCGCGATGCTCAAACTAATGCGGGAAGAAACCACGCTTCTAGTGCTGATGGTGCGACTACGCAATCAGGAGCGGCGGGGGCAATGGGAAGCAGAACAGGCAGAGCAGAAACGAGAAGAGGAGGAAAGTTTGCAGCCCGGTTTTGGGTTGCCAGTAGAAGGGGAGGAGGAATAACAATGAGACTCTACGAACACTTTGACGATGATATAGAACGCATCCTGGTTATAGCAGAACGGCACAGTTGTACGCTTACCGCGCTCCTGGTGGAGGCATTGTGGGCGCACCATTCAAAGGGCCTGGCGGGTGGTTGGCTGGTACTGCCGGAAGACGATGCAGAGATATGGAACATCGTCAAGACATATCTGGAGGAGGAATAGCATGAGGACATTGGTTTTCGAAGGCACGATGACCGCCTTAACCAGTATCAGTCACATCGGCAACACGCACGGCATTCATAGCAAGTTGCGCCGCGAGAAGGTGGCGCAACCCGACGGCATGGTTGAGGAAGTGCCAATCATCTCAGGCAATTCCTTGCGCGGCATCCTGCGGGACCGGGGAATGCTGCACATGCTGCGCTGCCTGGGCTACGGCGTGAACGACGAAACAGGAGAGGTGAACGGCCTGCCGCTATCCGCATTCTACTTCCTGTTCAGCGGGGGCTCGCTCACCAGCAAGGGTGGGCGCGGGCTGGACGTAGATGAGGCGCGGCGCTGGCGCGATCTGATCCCGCTGGTTGCCATATTCGGCGGTGCAATGGGAAACCAGATCATGCCGGGAAAAGTAAAAGTCGGCAAGGCTATCCCAATTTGCACTGAGACGGCTCACCTGATTCCCGAACGATTTGTCAACGGCAATACACCACAGTCCGTGTGGGAACTGTGCCAGGAGGAAGCGTACACCCGTCGTGACGACGAAAAGTCTGAGAAGCTGCGCCAACTCATCGCGCAGGAAGTACGTGGGCTGCTGGAGGGCAAGGCGCGGGACGAGCGCGAGAAGCGCGGCACGGACAAAGACGTGCGCAGTGATGACGACCAGAAACAGCAGATGCGGTACTACGTCGAGACCATCGCCGCCGGTACGCGCCTGTACTGGGACATTACGCTAGACGACGTGACTGACGTCGAGTTCGAGGCGTTCTGTGTCACGCTGGCGGAGTTCGCGCGGTTCCCGTACATCGGGGGCAAGAGCGGCGTGGGCCACGGCAAAGTGGAGATCCGTTTCGACGACTGGATCGAGATCAATCCGCGTGTGGCCCCGACCGGGCGCGAGGTGTCTTTCGTCCTGGGCAACCGCTACCGTGACCACCTGGAGCAGAACGCCGATGCAATCCGGGAATTGCTCAATGGCCTATCGTGATAGGTACGATCTGGAACCGTTGCGCATTGCGGCACACTTGCGTACCGGCATCGTGTGCGACCGGTGGTTACCGCTGGACGGCATCCTGCTGTACCAGGCGTGCCGTGATGCGCTGGGACCCCAGGTCGTGACGGTGCCTGGCGGGCAGGATGTGCAGGGCGTCAGCACACTTCCGTTGGGCATCGCGCATCCTGGGCGGCGCAACTGGTACTATCAATGCTCCTGGGCACAACCGCAGCCGTGGTGGGCCGGGGAAGGCAAAGACCACTGGAATAAGCGGTTCGATCAGGGGTTCGCCTACCTGGTGGACTTCCAGGGCCGACGGGGCAAGGTGATCATCGAGCAAGGCCGGTACAAGGCATACCACATGCCGATATTCTACTACGCCGCCGAGCGGGTGGAATGGTACTGCGTCGGGGACAAAGCCGAGATCGAGTACCTGCTGTCAACCGTGACACACATCGGGAAAAAAGGTAGCCAGGGCTGGGGCCGTGTGTCACGGTGGCGGGTTGAGCCGTGGGCAGAGGATTGGTCAATATGGCGGGACGGCAACCTCGTGCGCGGCGTGCCTGTCGAGGACTGGCAAGCCGCCAAGGGGCGGGAACCGTTCGACCTGATGCACTACGGGATCAGGCCGTCGTACTATCGGCACGAGAATCAGATGCCGCTGGTGAGACCGTGAACGCTAATCTTTGTCCCGTGATGACCTCCATCAAGTCGCGTGAGCAAGTACGAGCCAGAACGCTATTGCAACTGGCAGAGTTTGACTTGTATCCGAAGGTCTTTATCACGGATGGCCCGTTGGGGATTGACAATGTCAGACAAACACAACAAGCGGCACTCCGACATGGAGTTCAGCGTGCTAGGTTCGTGTTGTCTCTGGAGGATGACCTCGACTTTGCTATCGGTTTCCGAGAGGCAGTGTCTGCCGCAATGAGAGCCGATCACGATGTGATTACCTTCTACCTAGCCGGTTATTCCTTCTACCCAGCGGCAATCAAGCGTGCGCTCAAGGCGGATGATAACTACGAGCCCGGTCTGTATCGCATCATCAGCCGCAAGCGGTACTTTGGCAGTCAGGCGCTATTGCTCAAGCGTGAGTTTGCCTTGCGCCTGTTGAGTGAGTGGAACAACGGCCCACTCGATAGACAGGTAGGCATGACAGACGACATGTGGGCCTATGTTCCCAATCCCGTGCAGCACTACGGTGCTCGCTTCAAGAGTACGTGGTCATCCCGCGGGCAGCCTCACTATAGCAGGAGTTATCGGGATGAATAACGCCTTCCGTCTCCAATGCCAGATGCACGCACGCCTGAATTCGCATCGCCATTGCGCGAAACGCGCGCGTTGCCTCGTAGAACTGGCGCTGGAGACCGGACAGCCACCATACGTCGCGTTCTCGGGCGGCAAGGATTCGACCGTCGTCCTGGCACTGGTACGGGAACGATGCCCCGACGTGCCTGCCGTGTGGAGCGACGACGAGTGGTATCTACCCGAAACCGCCGAGTATATGGAACGCGTGAAAGCAGCAGGCGTTGACCTACGCCACATCCGCACGAATGCCTGGCATACCGACTGGTTCCAGATCAAGGGAGATTGGAACGGTATCCAGCACTACGCCAAGATGCACGACTGGGGGCTCACATTTCTAGGATTGCGTCAAGAGGAAAGCGCAGCACGACGGTTGCACCTGCGCACGTCCGGGCCGCTGTTCTTCGCGCAATCGGACGACCTGTGGCACTGTAACCCGATCCACGATTGGACCTGGCGTGATGTATGGGCCTACATCGTGAGCAACGGCCTGGACTACAATCACGCCTATGATCGACTGGCAGAAATCGGCGTTCCACCTGAACGTCAGCGCATCGGCCCGTTGGCAGTGGAGCGAGTGCTTGGCTATGGTCAACTCGCCATCCTCAAGCGCGGCTGGCCCGACCTGTTCAACCGTTTCGCCGCCGAGTTTCCAGAGGTGCGATCCTATGTCTGACTGGACCGGTGACGACAACCCTGCGCGTCAGCAGATGTTCGCCCATTGGCGTGAGGTCGAACAGGAATACGGTGAACCTATCCGTGAGGTACTGCTTGGATTCCGTCAGTTGGAATGTTCCTGGCGGACGATAGCCGGCGCACTCGGCATCAGCGAGCCGGCGCTGCGCCGCTGGCGCGATGCTCTGAGAATCGAAGATGACCGCGTGTTCCGCGATGTCCCGCAAGTCTACAAGGCAGAACGGGCAGCGCGTAGACTGGGATACCGCAGTGCATCTGATGCAGTTGTGAGCCTGCGCACCACGGGACACACGATAGAGGCAACGGCGACTAAACTCGGAATCAGTAAAAGCGCCGTCAAGTATCACTATCCGTCAGGTTTCGGCGGTACTGTTTTCGTACTGACAAAGAAGGCGCGAGAGGCACGCCGCCGGAACATGAAAGAGGCGTTGCGGGCTGCTATCGCTGCCCGCCGAACCTAACCCAGCCGCCCCTCGTCCCCCGCCTCCCCCTCCAGCATCACCCACACTTGCCCTGCCGTCAGCGTCGGCTGGATCTCCCCCACGAGCCGCTGCACCAGTTCCAGTTCCTTCACCGTCAGCTCCGGCGCATCCTCCTGCTGTATTCGCATCGCCAACGCCCACCGGCGGGCCTTCTCGTCGCCGGCGACTTGCTCCCGCGTCTGCGCCAGTAGCGACGTGGTCAGCACCCCGCGCAGCGTCACGGGCTCCGGGTCCGTGATGTGGCCGCAGGTCGTGCAGCGGGTGCCGGGCTGGACGAGCGAGGTGCCGTCCAGGTTCGTGAGTTCGCGGGTTACGTCGAGTTTCATTTTGCCCTCCTTGTCATACTGCCTTCGTCAATTCTGTATACCACCATGTGCTGCCGATTGCGACACATAGCCACACCGTCGTCTCGGCGTTGTTGTCGTCTACGAATCCGATGAATCCTTCGCCAACCGTGGCCGGTGTGCCGAATGCCGTGTCCAGCTCCAAATCCGTCGGCGGGTCGGATACGTTGTCCGTGGCCGTGATAGAGCGGACGCCAGATGCAGAGCCGTTGACCATTCCGCCGAAACGGCATTCGCCGCTGTTGGTATAGATGGCGTATGCGCTGTTTGTCCCGGTCACGTTGCCGAGATAGAGGCCGTAGCCGTTGGTGACACCCGCCGCCGGAAACGCGGCCATGAAGTAGCCATACAAATCGGTCACGGTGCCTGTCGAACCGCGCGCAAAACTCGTATCACACAGGCGCACGTCAGACATCGTGCCCGTGCCGTCGTGCTCAATCGCGCCGCGCAATGCGTACCACGTGCCTGTGAAATTCTGCGCATTCGCTGCCGTCACCCGTAGCGCGCCCTCGACACCGCGCGGCTGTGTCGCGCTGCCAGCGCCGGGGTTGTACCACACGAGCGACCGCAAGCCCCATTCGCCCCCCGCAGCCGTGCTGGTTCTCGTCTCGGAGTGATATAGACCGTAGGACGATGTAACCGCGATGCTCAACCCCAGCCGTGCCATATACCCGAGCCCGTCGCTGTCGATGTATGCGACTGTGGCGGGTGAGCTATCCTGGATGATGAACTGCGAGTCGCCTGCCGCGTCGCACAGGCGCACGACCAGGTCCGAATCGGTGGCGGTGGCGTCCTCGTCCAAGAACACCAATGCCGTGTCGTCGTTCGTCCCGCCGATGAAGCGCAAGGTCGGGGAATCGCCCACGCCGTCGTCCAGGTCGGCCCCGGCCTCGAACACGTGCCGCCCGCTCCAGTTCGGCGTCTGGTCCCACGTCACGTCGTTCGCGTCCGTCGTGAGCGCGTAGCCCGCGCCGCCGGGATGGGCCAGGTCATCCCACCCAGCCGCCGTGCCGACGACCAGGTCGCCGCGTGTGACGACACTGGCGACGGTGTCGCCGTGGGTGGCACTCAGGAGGTCGTGAGCGGGGATGTCGCCCACGACGAGCGCCTGCCAGCTTGGGTCCGTGCCGTCGGAGCGGAGGAACGTACCCGCGCCGCCGATGACAAGCTCGTTCCAGTCCGGCGTCGCATCGCCGTAGACGAGGCTACCGCGCGTGACGGCGTTCACAGACGTATCGCCGTGCGTGGTGCTCAATAGGTTGTGCTGTGGAACGTCGGCCAACTGGATGACCTGCCAGGACGGGTCGTTCCCATCGCTGCGCAAGAACGTGCCCGCCCCGCCGATGACCAGTTCATTCCAGTCGGGCGTGGCGTCGCCGTAGATGATAGAGCCACGGGTGACGGCGCTCGTGACCGTATCGCCATGTGTGGTGCTCAATAGGTTGTGCTGCGGGATGTCGGCCAGATGGATGACCTGCCAGGACGCGTCCGTGCCGTCGGAGCGCAGATACGTCCCTGCCCCGCCGACGACAAGCTCGTCCCACTCAGGTGTGGAATTGCCGTAGATGATAGAGCCACGGGTGACGGCGTCGACCGCCGCGTCCGAGTGGGCCGTGCTCAAGATGGCGTGAGGCGTGACACCGGCACCCCCGCCGCCGACCAGCGTCCACCCATTCAGGCCGTCGTTGTTGACGTAGAACCCGTCGTTGGTGCGGTCCCAGTAGGTGACGCTCTCGGCTGCAAAGTGGGATGGCGCACCATCCCCGATCTGGTCCGCCTCTACCGTCTCCAGGTGGCGGACGCGCTCGCTCAGTTCTCCGATAATGTCCAGTATATTGCCCATCGTCTCACGGGTCTTGCATCATGGCCTGGATGATCTCGTTACCGCCGTTGTCTATCTCCACACGCACGCCGACGATCTTCTGCGACACGCTGATGTTGCGATAGCGCAATGTCACCAGGTCGCCAATGTCCCAATCACGCCCGAAGCGGGTGGCGGTCGTCTGTGCCACGTCGACCTGGGTCTTCACCCGCGCCTTCGTCTTGTCCAGTACCTCGTCGCCCTTGTCGTTCAGTGCATCCGTCGAGTACGTGTTACGCGCGTCCCTCGTCACGGCGCGCCGCGCCCACGGCGAGTCTGTCTCCGCGCCGCTGGTGCGGGTGACGGTGCGGCGGGTGTCTTGGCGGCCCTGCCCCAGCACGTAGACGACGTTCGTCTCGGCGGTGCGGTCGTAGGTGTAGAGCACGTTCCGGCAGTTGCCCAATTTCGGGTCGAACACGACCGCCGGCGTTCCTGCGGCGTTGTCCCACGTCTTGTCGTCGCCCCATCGGGTCGCGCGCCACTGGAACTCGAACGTGGCCGCGCCCGTGCCCACGACCATGAAGTCAGCCGGTGCATAGTCGGCCAGCTCCACCAGCACGTCCAGCAGGTTCTTGCCCGCGCGCCCCCCGCTCCACGTCGCGCCCGTGCCCCCGTCCGCCTCGACGGTCAAGCCGGGCATCACGCCCGCATCGTCGCGCGGTGGTGACGTCGCCCCCGGCCCTACGTTCTCGTCCACGTACTCCTTGGCGACCGTCTCGCACGCGCCGGACTTGGTTGCCTGGTCACTGCCCGCCGGCCATCGTATCGGCTCGGCCAGGAGGAGGATGTTGTAGTGTTGGCTGGTGGAGGCGTACAGGTCGCGCCCGCTCTCGTCCTGCCGCCACTCGTCCCCCCGGTGGAACCCCTCGAAAACGCGATACCAGTCCAGGTTCCCGGCCATATCGCGCCGCCATATCTCCACCTGGTAGTCGAGCAGGAAATAGTCGATGCGCTCGTCGGTGCCGTCGATTTCCACCACGCACTGCCCCGGCGTGCGCAGCCACTTCTCGAAGCGCAAGCTCTGCAAGCCGCCCGTCTCGCGCCCGGTGCCCGCGAACACGGCTACGCGGCTGCCGTCGTGGTCCTTGAGCCAAACCTGGTACTCGGCCATCACACCTCGGGTAGCCGGGGCCTACGTTTCGGCCTGCGCGCCGTCGGCGGTTCCGGGAAGTAGGCCGGGAAGGCGAGCGGGAACCCCCACGCTTGCGGCGGCTCAGGCTCTTGCGCCCGCGCTCGCCGGGGCCACAGTGCCAGCGCCAGCGCGGCGGTCGGTGCCAGTTTCAGGAAGTCGCGGCGGGTGAGCATCAGGAGTCCGCCGTATATTCCACGATCCAACCGAAGAATTGTAGATCGTCAGTAAGGGTGTCAGAACCAGATGTAGCATTCCTGTTGAAGCGGCAACCTACTATGTCGCCGGTGCTAGGTGTAGTTAGCGACAGTTCCTTGATACAATAGAAGTTCGTCACGTTTACTGCCTCTGCCGATGCACCGGTAGTGTCTGAATGCGTGGCCCTACTCTGCGTGCATTCACCATAGTAGCAGGTATTGGCTACATATGCATTGCCCGCAAACCATAAGGTACTGACAACCGCAGTAACAGTCATGCCGCTAGAATAATCAGACGGTGTACAAAATGTACCATATGCAGTTGCCGATGCATTGTCAGGCAATATTATGCCTGCATATTGCCCGGCAGTGAATCGAGCAGGTGTAATATCTGTAGAACTGGTTGAGTTATACCCAGCCATTGGAGGAACAAAGAAGCGGCGTGTGCGACTGGCAGTGTAGGTCGAAAATACACAATAGTCCCGCGCGTCCGTGAACCCGGTGATGTTCGCCGCCCCCGTGGTGAACGTCGCCAGCTTGACCATATACAAGTTGTTGGTCTGCGTGAAGTTGGCGGCCTCGTTCTTCACCACGGCCAGCCGTGTCGAATACGGCGGGATATTCGCGCCGCCTACGGTGTTGTACACCGCGCCAGGCGCAAGCGCCGCGTTGGTGTTGTTCTCCACCATACACAGCGCATCCCCCCGTGCCGCCCCGCCGTCCACGGTGATGCTGACAGCCGACGTGTCGTTGAAAAACACGTGCCCGTTGCAAACGCCCACGCCGGTGTTGATACTGACGCTCAACCCCGCCGGGTGTGTCGGCTCAAGCTCGTTCCACACGTCTTTCAACACGCCTTGCGTCGCCTGTTGGTCGCCCGTGAACAGGACGCGGAACAGCGTGGCCCACTGGTCGGCGGTGTAGGGGCCTGCGTCCACGTAGGTCGGGTTCGTGTTTACGTTGCCCGCTTGCGGTCTGCTCGATTGTGCCATTTCTCATTCTCTCCTAAATTCCGATGTACCGGTTTTTCCACGTCATCGACACGGCGCTGCTGCTGGTCGCGCCGCCGAAACTGACGACGACGTTGTTGATGCGATTCGGCGCTTGCGGCGGCGGTTCCAGGCCGAAGGTGGCCAGGTCGCCGGTCGTGTACGGCAGCAGGTTGTCGCCGCTGTCGTTCGTGACGGTCAGCGCCAGCGTGTCGATGGTGACCACCTCGCCGTCTGCTATCTCGTAGTCCATCTCGATGCTGGTACCCGTCGTCGTGTTCTGGATCTCCGGGTTTTCCGCCGGCCCGGTGATGGTGATGGTCGGCCTCGCCCGCACGGTGCCCCAGTAGTAGATGGCGGTCGTGTCGCCTACGTAGGAGATGTTGAACAGCCATCGCCCGGCTACGCCCGCGTGCTCCGCGAACCACGCGCCGGCGTTGTCGAACACGAGGTCGCCCACGGCGGTCATCGCCGTCGACCAGGTATGCGACAGCTCCACGTCGCTGTACCAGCACGGGTCGTGTGCCACGAAGCGCAATGCCTCTCGGTAGCCGGTCGGCCCGATGGGTGCTGCACCCGGTCCCTCGTCGAAGGCCGGTCCCTGCTCTAGCAAGCAGTAGAGGTCGCGCTTGGCCCATCCCCGCCGGAAGCGGTAGTGGACGCCGGTGGCGGTGTGCTGGGGCGCATCGGCCAGCGTCAGGGTGTAGTCGTTGACCACGGTCGCCACCGTCGTCGTGCCCTGATCGCTGCCGGAGATGATGTCGAAGCGGTCGCCAACTTGCACCCCGCGCTCGACGAAGCGCCCGCCGGCACTGGTCACGGTCGTCGACCAGGCGGTCGTCACCAGGTCCGTGCCGCGCTCGATCTTGCCCGCCGGCAACCACTTGCGGTAGACGAGCGGGCGCACGACGCCGTTGAACGAGCGGTTCGGTCTGAGCAAGTCCAGAATCTCGTTGCGCCGATCCCAGAAGTCCATCCGGTGGAACAGTGGCTCGGCTACGACTACCTGCACGGTGCGCGGGTCCAGGCGCATGTCCAGCGCCGTCTCCCCGTCCTGGTACGGCCCGCGCTGGGTGATGAAGTGCAAGGGCGGCAGGCCGAACCCGGAGTAGGCGCGCAGCATACGGCGGTTGATGCCCAACAGGTCCACCACGCTGAACTGGCGGTAGGCGTACTCGTCGCTGCTGTCCGTATCCGGCACCAGGATCACGTCGTGCTCGGCCGCGCACACCTCGCGCATCGCGGTCAGCGGCAACAGCGTCGAGGTGGTCGTGGACAGGCTGGTCGACTGCGAGACCGTCGTCGAGGTCGAGACGCTGGTGCTGGACGAGCTGGAGGTCGAGACGCTGGTCGATGTGGAGGATTGCGTCGTGGACGTGCTATAACTCGTGCTGAGCGAGCTAGACGTTGTAAGAGATGTT